TACGAGGCCATTGCAGAGCCTGCTGGAGGTTCGCATCATCAGTCGATGGCGCACAGCGAATGCCAGAAAAACGCAACGCTTCTAACGCATTGGTAGAAGCCATCAAAGATTGTTGTTTTTCGGTTTCGGTCAATGCCGACCAAGCAACATCATTCAGCGTATTAGCCCATATAGCGTCAGCCGTTGCGACCGAGATATACGAAGTGGCGTCAGAACCACCCAGGACAGAATTGAACGTCATACGGGAACGCTAAACGCAAGTACCCAGCCATCTTCTAATCGACGTTTATGCTCTCGTCGTGCCTCATCTGTTGGAAGATGAACGACTTTTAGAACTCCGTTTTTATAGAAGTCCATTCGCACAAGGCCGACCATCAGATTTAGCCAGTTACGTCATTCTATTACTGCTGAAAATAATAGACAAAAAAAGGAGGGGTGCAGGCCCCTCCTCACTTCCCACTCTGAAACAGTACCGCCAAATGGTGAGTTAGTCACCAATTCAACAACGCCGCAGAGCTGAGGAACTGAATACGCAAGGCTCCAGTTGGTAGGTTCTGCCAATTGAGCATTGGTAGGACCGTCAAAAGCGCCTGCCCAGGAAATGCCTGGAATGTGCATTACGTTGTTATAAGTAACAGCCATAATGTCCTGAAGACTCAGGATGTTGCGCTCGCTTTCGATCTTCATTGCGAACTGTTGACCGGTCTTTACAGCCCCGTCATTAAACAGATACGAAACGAATTGTTGAGCCTGACCAGATGTGTCACGAACAGGCATTTGAGAGTCAACAACCACACGAAGGCCAGCGAACCAGCCAATCTGGGTGTTGGTAACTCCAACGCCGCCGCCGCCCCATTGGATGTTGCCACCCGACACGAGCGAATCAGTAGAGAACGTCAGCATCCCGATCTGCTCAAGATATGCAGCGCACAGAGGGTGCATTGCAATCGCGTTCAGATCATTGGCACGTTCTGAAAGCAGATACTTGGCCGCAACAACGTTCTGTGCAGTCAGGTAATTAGCTTCAGTCAATGCACCGGCATCAGTGCCAGATACATCAAGGCTGTTAGTAGCAGCCAAAGGGCCAGCAGGACCAAGGATCCCTTGGAGCATGAACAGGAGCTTCTGCTCCATTTTCCGTGCCATGTCCGTGGACAATTGGCTACGGATTGCGTTCAATGCATCCTCACCGGTTTGCACCTGTGAGAGATCGTCCATGGCGAACGCAGCGCCACGGTTGGTAATCGTTGCGTACTGGGTGGAGGCTGTGGTTTTCTGTGTTGTATAGAAACCAGCGCCATTTGTGCCCCAATCGTTGGAGCTTGCCACGGTTTCCTCTGTGTAATCCAGAGGATCAAAGAACGGAACTTCAATACGTGTTCCGATCGTGTTGCTCAAACGGCTTTCAGGTGAAAGGACACCTGATTGCACGAAGGCAGACTTCTGGAAAATTTCCTCAATCAGATATTTCTGAAAGGGTGCAGAAGTTGCCAGCCTTGTCAGCGACCCAATGTCACTGGTAAAAACCGATTGATTCGGAGATGTTCCGGCGTTGCCTTGAAAGACGCCCATTATTCAAAAAAGGTAAGGGTTGAATTGAATGGCCACGGGCCTATTTCTTGCCAGCCTCAGCCTTAAATCTGGCCGCCAAAGCTTGTTCCTCTGGCGTACCGGATTCAAGAGCCACGACTTGGGCAAAATTCCCAGTCAAATAAGGATTCGGAATCCCATCAGTTGACGTGGGTTGTGAACCAACTGCTCCACTTCCTCTAGCGCCGGATGCTTGGAATTGATACGCCCAGGCACTGCCTGGTGCTTTTAACCCTTCGACAAACTGATCGAGTGGCCGCTCGACGCCCCCATCGAGGCCCACAACCGATCCGTCATCACGAAGGACTAAATCCTTTTTCCTAGCTTCATAAAGGTGCATTCCGTTGATCGCGCCGCCTTGATTGAAGGCGCTAAGGGCTGCACTTTTAATCCGTTCTGATCGAACCTGCTCATCACGGGTTTTCAGTTCTGTTTCCAGCCCTGAAACACGTTTTTGAAGTTCGTCATAGCTGTTCAACCGCGCCAACTGATCAGGATCCAAAGGCTGGGAGCTAACCAGTTTTGAAGCACTTTTCAATTGCTGTTCAGCCGCGATTGCTCTTTCCTCAGCCAATCGCCTTGATTCACGATACTTTGATTGTTCAGATGTGAGCGTTTGGATATGCGCTCTCATCCGCTCAATTTCAGCATCGCGAGGATCAGAAGGCGGCACAGCCACAGGCTGTTGAGTGCTATCGCCCACAGGACTCAACTCGTTAACTTCGGACATCAAAAAAGCAGACAATGGACTGATCCACAGGATCTATCCAACAATATAACCACTCCTGAATTGAAATTAATTTGGCAGCTTCATATCCTTCAACGGACGGAACCTAACCTTGCGAGGATTAATGTCCTTCAACGCTCCAGTCGTGCCAGGCATGTTGATAATGGTTTTCTGCATTGCTTGCATTGGCGTTTTTCCAGCCCCCATCCATGCGCGAAAATCTGCCGCACGTTTCGCGCCTCCTCTCCCGCCACCAAAAAACGCGGCTTGCGTCTGTTCATTTGATTGCGCCAAATAATCTCCGTACGTGACCCGACGCTGCCCAGGCGCAGCATCAAACTGTTCTACTTTGCGGTTTAACCTCTGACCTTTGACCTTTACTTTGCTTGCGTAATATCCTGAACCCAACGCTTTCTTTCGTTCTTCTCCTTTTAACTTATTAATTGGAGTGCCATTGTAAGTAAACTGCTCCTCTTGCACTTCAATTCCAAATCGTACGTCTTCTCGTTCGTTCTTATTAATCAAGACAACCTGACAGCGACAATTAAAATGAGCTGGCCATAGAGGAAAATCCTTCCGTTTGTCCCTTACTTTCCCATCCATTGGCGCACAAATTGGACAAACCCTTGGGTCTAATGCTGATACCCATTCGTACCCCCATTCAGATCCTTCCACCTTGTTTTCATTCCATACTTGCTCGTGAACCTGCCGGTTCATATCCTGAATACCGGTGCGGGCGATAGTTCGAGCCCAAGCATTAACCTCATGCGCCACCGTGCCCTTTTCATTAATGCGCAGACGCCGACGCCCAGGTGCTGGAACCTCACGCGCTATTTGATTGGCAATCTCTTCCGTCGGCGTACCGTTCATGATCCCCGTCGCCACCTTTTGATTGATAACGCGGATGTTTGATTTGGTAAACGGTGGAGTCGTTTGCGGTTTTCGATCCTTCCCGTAGCCAAATAGCCTGGTCAAACTGGTGCCTTGCACCACCTCTGATTCCAATGCCATCCGCGTAAAATCAGACAATGGAGCACCTAACGCCGTAGGAGTTATTCCAACCGCACGAAGTCCATTTAACGCCTCGACCTCCAATCCCGACCCCGCTGATACCATCTTCTGAACTACTGCTTCAGCTAAGGCATCATTAAACGGTTGGATTGCCTCTTCTACTAACGGCAAATACCTACGCCGCCATTCCATATCCCGTAATAAACTTTCTTCCGGCAATTGACCAACGATCCGCCTTACCTCTGCCATTGCCTGGACAAAAGCAGGACTTACTTCCTCCATGATCTCAGCCGTCCACCGCTCGGCTTGGAACGCCTCCCGAATAAAAATCTCTAACTGCTTAGCGTTCATGTCTAAACTTTAGATAACTTGAATCCTTTCGATGGCAACCAAAATCATCAGAACAGTCATTGGCGGTCATGCTATCGAAACGCCGGTTGAAATTTCAGAGGTTGAGGTCGAGGCAAAGGAGACGCCCAAACCAAAGCGTGGACGTTCCTCCAAAAAAGTAGAGAAAGAAGCCCCAAAAGCATCTGAAGCCTCCGCTTCTGTTGAGTAAGACCTAAGGGGTTGGCTCTTCAATTGGCACGAAGTCTTCTTCCGTACCGTTAATCAGAGCACCACCAGTTAAAGCGCCTTTGGTGTCTACGACAGTCGGGTAAGGGTCTTCTCCTAATTTGGCCCAGCTAGTCAGATCGGGATACCAAGTTTGCTCATTAAAGGCTTCTCCAACAGATTGGAAATAACTCAGCCGATCAGTTGTGCCCATCGGTCCATCCATGCCGATGAAGTTGTTTACGCCACCATCCCAATGGAGCAGTTCTTCATAGTTGGTCTTGCCATTGCCTCTACCGATCGCGAAATCATCGCCAGGATCATTGGCGGCTAGATTTGTTGCATTAACAGTCAATACACCGACCAATTGCGGCGCTGCTCCTGG